GGAAGTGTTTCTGCTATTTCTAAATTCATTCTTACTAATTTTTGCAAGATATCATAACTGCCTGTAGGCAAATTCCATATATCTTTTAATGCACCGGCTCCAATTTTAATATATGGACCATTACTAATGATAACACCTTGTGGTGGAACAGGATTACTTTTTAAGTTATTAATATTAACAGGTAGTGCAGGTTGACCCGTGCTATCAGTTGATACAAGATACAATTGACTTCTATCGTAACCCAACTTAGGTACTATTCTTGCAGCTTCTGCAATCATAGCATCATTGACAGAAATATTTTGATTGTATCTTCCTAAAATGTCTTTGAGATTATCCGCAGTATCTAATTGCCAATATGTTGTATCAGTACATGGGATACCTGCAGGTACACTTGTTGCACCATTTGGTAAAGGTGTTACTGGAGTATAGTTTTTATCTCCGAAGCTTACAACATAACCTGGTTGATAGGTTGATGTTTTATTCCAATCACCTAAATAATTATCTGTACTCAAGGGTTCTTTCAATATATTACTAAATTCTTGACTATCTACTAGAGGTTCACACTTAATACGCCATAAATGAGGATACCATGTTTGACTGAAACCTTCACTGGCAAAATTTGCATCTGTGATTTGATAATATCTGCGTAAACTGGTAGGTAATGTTTCATTCAATGGATGATAATCAGTTAAATGAGGTAACTCAAAAACATCACCTACCATTAACTTACGACCAATTGACTCAATCATATCATTATAATGCACAGTAATAAAAATTACATCATTATTTAAGAACAACCCAAACTGACTTAAATCAAAATCTAAGTTTTGAACATTATAGTGACCTCGTATTCTATATATATCAGAATCATATGTACGGTCACGATTCTCTAAGAATAATAAATCTTGTATCTTTGTAGGATCTAATGTAGTTTGTTGCGGTGTAGATAAACTAGCAGTTGGGCCACTATCTGGTACACCTAAGTATTTGTGTACATATAAGTCTGTTGCACCGACACTAAACATTTCTGATATTGTTCTATCAAAAAAGCGAAAGTCGTTGGTTTTTTCGGATCTGTATAAGCTTAGTCTGGGCATAATATGTATTTATCGGATATTGAAAACAGAAGTATTACTTTTTAAAGGTTGACAGTAAATACGGTTTCTGTTACAATAATTAAATGTTGAATTAAAGGAGTAGTTATGGCAACAAGAAAACCCAAAAACACAGATGATCATTTAGTAAAAGCATTAAATCCAAGGGACGCTGATACAAAGTATATGGGTGATGAACCTTTTTTCGCACTACAGCCTGACACAGAAAGTAGAACTTTAGTATTAACTAGAAGTTTTACTTGGTACAATCGTTTCTATGGTAAAAAAGATGCTAAAGAATTATTGTGTCTTTATTTGGATTACCATAATCGTGAAACTGAAGCCAAATATATTCGTAAAGTACATGAAAATGAAATGCTAATGACATTGTGTTGGTTGGCACGCATGAATATGCGCGGTTTAGAATTAAATGAACATGAGAACTTAACACTAGAAAATGAAATTACTAGGTTGAGTAAACTTGTTCACAAACCTGAAGTTGTTGAAAAAGAAAAAGACACTAATAAACCCACAATCCAAGATTATTTGCGTGAAAAAGCACGTGATGCCGCAGGTGAGTTAGAAGGCGCTTTTGATGAATTTTTTACTACAGGTAAAACTTCTACAAAAACAGTAGATATTGTTGCAAAATATAATGTTACTCCTCAACATATTTCATTGATCATTGATATATGGAAATGTAAACAAAAAGAGTTTGAAGAACTTAATGAGACTGATGATAAAGAACTTAAAGAAGCTTATGGTAATCTAGGTAAGATTCAGTTGCGCAACATTCTTAAGTACATTGAACAAGTATTGGGTGACTTGAACAGTTATATTAGTATTAAGAAAGCAAGCAAAGCTCCTCGTAAAAAGAAAGCAATACCTGTTGAAAAGATTGTAAGTAAACTCAAGTATTTGAAAGAATTCAAGGATGTAACTACAAAGCTTGATTTGATAAGTGTTCATCCAACTAAATTGCATGGTGCAAGTGAGGCGTGGGTTTATGATACTGCAAAACGTAAGCTACATCACTATATTGCCGATGAGTATTCTAAGACCTTTACAGTTAAAGGTAACACAATTCTAGGTTTTGATACTGCTACTAGTGAAATCAAAACACTTAGAAAACCCGGTGAACAACTTAAAGAAGTAATGGGAAGTAAACCTGCAGCTCGTAAGTTTTTCAAAGATATTAAAGCTACCCCGACGGTACCGACAGGTAGATTTAATGAAAATTTAATTATTTTGAAAGCATTCTAATGACTGATGTAGAAAAGCGTATGGCTGAATTAATGGAGCCAATTGATCAACAAATTATGATGTGTGATGATCGCAGAGATTTGTTGATGTTGAATTGTGCAATGTTACAACGTGTCCGAGAAGTATTTGATATGCTTGTAGGAGAAGAGGGTAGAAAAACAATGTTTAAGGATTTAGTATGATAGATTTAAGTAAATATTCAGCTTTCGTTGAGCAAGTAACTTCAGTTGAATCAAATAACTATGACCATTTACATAACCGTATTAGTGAATTAAGATCAGGAGACTTCAATCCTGCTCTATTATTAACTGCTTGTATGGGTATGGCAGCCGAAGCAGGTGAGTTTACTGAGATTCCTAAAAAGATTCTTTTTCAAGGTAAACCCTACAACCCTGAGGCTCAATATCATATGATGCGTGAATTGGGTGATATCATGTGGTATTGGATTAATGCGTGCCGTGCATTAAATCTTGATCCTAATACCGTTATTGCAGAAAATGTAAAGAAGTTAGAAAGTCGCTATCCAGGTGGTACATTTGATCCCTACTATAGTGAAAATAGACAAGGTGGGGATATTTAATGAGTAATATAATATATCCTAAATTAAATTTACCTAGATTAGCCTCACGGACATTTGATCCTTTATATAAGTTAATTCTACCACCAAGAGACTCTAAAGATTCAGGAAATACAGGAAGATTTATAGACCGACATACTAAAACATTAGTAGCAGCCATCTTATCATCTAAGGGACCAGATTTATCTCAATTTGGAGTAGAAATAAAATCAAAATATAATGATACGAATACTGATTGGACTATAGGTACTATGACATTGCTTGATATCATTAATACACCTATGTATAAAGATACTGAAATTTATCAAAAAATGCAGGCATTATTACTTTGCACATGTGATGACAACCTAAGAAAAATAATAGACATAGGTTTATATTATATGGATATGGATGAAATTCAAATTTTATTAGAAAACAGTTATTTAGGTGCTAGAACACAAATTCTTAAGTTTGTTCTTCCTTTTTGGAGCAAAAATCAACCAATCGATTGGAAATCAAATTTTCAAAATTTTAAAGGTCCATATGCAAAATTTGAAAGAACTGCAAGTGTTAATTCACTAGCATTTAGAATTACTTCATCTGATATGGAACATTTAAAAAATATTGCAAGTACTGCATATAGTTTTAATTTGAATTTTGCTGAATCTTATTAACTACACATCTCCCGATAAATACACTATCGGGGGATACCTATGTCAGTTCAAAAACTAGAAGAATTAAAAAGTCAATTATTTCAAAGCTTACGATATCGTTTAGGTGAAGGTATAATTGACCTAGAGATAGATAATAATCATATGGAAAGTGCATACCAATATGCACTTAAAGTTTATCGTCAGAGGGCACAAAATGCAACTGTGGAATCCTACACACTACTTTCTATGGAAGCATTTATTGATACATACACACTTCCTAGTGAGTTTATCAATGTCAGACAAGTATTTCGTAGAACAATTGGTCTAGAAACAGGTCCTAGTTCTAGTAGTTTTGACCCATTCAGTAGCGCTATTCTTAACACATATTTGCTTAACTACAACTATGCAGGTGGTTTAGCAACATATGATTTCTATGCAGGCTACATTGAATTAGCTGCCCGTATGTTTGGTGGATATATTGTGTACACTTTTAATCCAGTAACAAAAGAATTACGACTAGTAAGAACTATTAAAGGTAGCGGAGAACAAATTTTGATATGGGCGGACACCCAACGACCTGAAGCAGAATTGTTGCAAGATCCCGGGGCTGGTGTTTGGTTAGGTGATTTTACATTATCTACCTGTAAACTTATTATTGGTGAGGCTCGTGAAAAATTTGG